ACCAATAAATTCTCTCATTTTATTAATACAAAGTGGTCTTGTTCTCATTGACATAGTAAAACCAGGTACCATCTCAGAATTACCTTCAAATACCCTTAAATATGATTCTGCTGTACGTTGATCTGATTTTGGTGATTGGTATAAATTTCTATATCCTCTTTCAATAATTGCATCTAATGTAGCCCAACCAATATTAGCATTTTCTACTACTAACATTGCATTATTATATTCTGTAGCTAATCCTGTAAGGAAATAACCAAATTCTTTAGGTGGCATTTGACCTTTATATTCTGCTACTTGTGTATTAGTTGCTATATCCATTACATGACACGCCGAAAAATCTTTACCATCTCCTCTAGCTACATCAGCTACAACCATATATTCTCTAGAATAATCTGCTTGCTCCCAAATCCATAAATTTTGATCAACACCTCTTCTTTCCATTGGATCTTGTATAGTTGTTTCTTTGACAAAATCAACCCATTCAGAATAGAATACAATATCACCTGAGGTACTAAAATCACAATCACACTCTTGTGCTGCTAATCTAGGATCACCTAATAATTCATCTTGTGAATCTCTCCATGATTGATCTCTTTCAGGATGAACCCACCAAGGTAATTTAATTGGTAAAAATTGATTTTCATTTGATTCTGCATTAACCCATGTTTTATGAAACCAATTACCAGTACCATAAGGTGTAGATAATACAATAGCACCACCACCCGTTGCTAGTGTTTGTTGAGCTGATGCCCAAATTTCTCCAATATTATCAATAAATGCTGCCTCATCAATTAATAGCAAAGATACTGCTTCTGATCTACCAGCATCACTACTCGCAGATGTGGCTTTAATTATTGAACCATTACTTAATCGGAGTGATAATTTATTATTTTCTTCTGCTTTAATCTGGAGCCAAGAAGGTAAGTTATCGTACATAAACTTAACTTTCGTAACCATGTTACGTGCTGTTTCTTGTTTAGTTGCAATACATAACACGTTTTTATCCTTATGAAACAACATCAACCATAAAGAATAACCTGCAGATAATGTTGATATACCTAACTGACGTGATTTTAAAATAATTGAATAAGGATTATCCCTAACTAAATGTAATGCTTTTTCTTGGAAAGGGTATAAACCAAATTGAATTCTACCTCTTTGTGGATGTTGAATATAGCAATATTTTTTCATAAAATGAGCTGGGTCTTGAGCACATTTTAAGTATTCTTGTCTTATTGCTTTTTTTATATCTCCAGCCATTATTTACCTAATTTCCAATATAATTTTCCTGAAATTACAGGTTTAAAATCTTGGTTAATTCCTAATCCTAAACCATATATTTGTTTTTTCTTATCTTTATATAATAACTCACCACCTACATAATTAATTTGATCACTTCTACCACTTAAACCAATACCCCAATAAAATTCTCTATTGTTAAGATAAATTTCTTCAGTTATTAAAGTAGTAGGAACTAAAATATTTGATTTTATTCCTCGTTTCCAAATAGTATTTTTATATACAGTATCTGTTATTGTTATTACACCTAATGAATCTAATACAATTTCATCTATAAAAATATTTTTAGCATAATAATCTTTAAGTATTTCTAAAGTATCAATTGGGGTGTTTATTAAAATAGAATCAACCTCTTTAATTATTTTTGTTTTCCATTTAGGGACATAGACATTCTTTACAATTGCTATTGTATCCCATTTGGTTTCTATTTTTGTAATAACTTTAGGTTCAGTATTTATACTCTCCCTACCACAACCCCTCATAAAGAGGATAACCACAACTAATACTACTATAAGTAGTGTTTGAATATTTTTAAAGAAGTCCTTCAAGTTCTTTTTTAATTTTAGTTAACTCTTTTAAACGTTTAGTTAACTTATCTTTTTCACTTCCCTCAGAATTTTTCCATTTTTTAACTACAGACTTCATCTCTTTAGTAGTTTGTTGAAGTTTAGAAGCTAATTTAGATACAGAATCACCTTTTTTTGCTGCTTTACTTGCTTGTTTATCCATATCATCCTCATCTTCTATTTCTGATAAAGAATCCCCTAAATCATCTCTATGACCCTTAGTTGCTTCTAGTTCTTTATTAAGATCAGATTGAGCATCAATATCTTCTTGATCTGCTTCTGAAAGTATTGATAATATTTCTTCTTTAATAGTCTGTTTTAGTTCAGATTTTTTCATTGTAGTGTATTTTTGTTATAAATATCACGAAAAAAGTGCCTGTTTAATTAATCTTACACGTTTTTCAGTGGGACCACTAATTTCAATTAAATTTTTAACTCTATGTCTATATTTTGTAATTAATAATTGAATTTCTTCATCTATTTTTTTTCTATAATCAGCATTAGTTTCTCTAATACCATTATCTTCAATTTCTACACCTTCAGGAGATACATAAAATATGTAATCATATTCTTCTAACATATAAGATGCAAATTGACAAAAATCTTCTGCTTCAAAATAATACATTGATTTTGAACATTTGGCAAATGCCATTACATCAATAATTGTTCTATCTGTAATGATATTTTCTTCCATTAATTCACTAGCTCTTTCAGCTAAAAATACAGATTGACCCTTAACAGTTGAGTCTGTATTTAATGGAATACCCATTGCCATTAATTCTTTAGAACGTTCTGTTCTAGTAATATAATCCTTAAATTCAGGAACATCTTTTAAAGCATTAACAAGTGTTGTTTTACCCACACTCATTGTACCACATAAACCTATTTTCATAACTTAATTATTTAATCTTTCACTTCCAAGCATATATTTTAAAACATTTTCAGGAATACCTGAGTTTGTTAGGCTATCTAACTTTGCTAATGCTTGTGTTACATCATAAGCTATAATAGGAAGTTCTTTTACTTTCCCATTTTCAACATATTTACATTGATATAGTAAATTATTTTTAACTTTAGATGTTCCAATTAATTTAATTTCTAATACTGCTGTGTTTCTTTCAATTGTAACTAATTCAACAAGCAATTCTTTTTCTTCTTTTTTATATTTTTTTCGTATCATAACTAAAATGGTAAATTTATTGGATCTAATTGGGAAGATCCCATTCCTATTCTATAACTATCGCTATCAAAATGTTGTGTTGATACCTCAAATATACAACTTCCTTCTTCAAGAGCCAACATTTGGTGAGGTTGTCCTGGCATTAAATGAATGCAATCACCTTCTCTTACTACTACTTGATGATGTTGAGCTGTTTCTGTGTCAATGTAAGTATATTGAAATTCTCCTTTAGAAATATACCATGCTTCATCTTTTAGTAAATGATAATGCATTGAAAATGATTTATCTTTTTTAAATACTAATAACTTACCACAATAAAGTTCATTATTAATAATCCATAACTCATGACCCCATGCTTTTTCATGGCGTTCACCTTGATAAGGCATAGCTTGTAGTGTATGTTCTCTCATTAGAATCGATTAGTTTTAGGTCCTGATTGTTTATACCAAGGTAATCCTTCTCTTTCACTCATTATCTCTTTAAAAGATTCTTCAGTATATTCAATACCTCCTAAATAATAAGACTTTTTCCAAGGTGAGTCTTTTTTTAATGGAACAATAGCAGGAGCTTCATATCTGTGATGTTTAAAATGTTCTTCACCTTCCATTCTAATTAAATAATGTCTAGCTCCTTGATACTTAATAACTTTTTCTTCATATAATTTATCACTCATAACTTATTTTTTATTTATTTAATTTATTTTGAAATTTCATAAATGATCCTTCTTTATCATTAGTTAGACCCCCTACAGTATGAATTTTATCATCTTCTTCAGACCATGGTCCTGGTTTATCTGCTTGTTCTAAAAATGCTTGTACTTCTGGATCCTCAAATGGGTTTTCATCTTCTATACATTGTAATATCCATTCTGCAACATATGTCCCTTGTGCTCCTGATACTGTAATACCTCTTGCACTTAACGCATCACCCACAAAATGAACATTATTATAGTCAATTAATGCTAATGTATCATAATCAACTAAGGGTTCAGGTGAAAGATATTTTACTTCAGGTACATAAATACCCCAATCATCTTTAAGTGTTGGGAATACTTTTTTCATATCTTCAATAAAATCTTCTATATAACTATAATAACCTTGAAATGCATTTTTAACTTGATCTAATGATTCAATGGGCATAGCATCAACTTTTATACCTTCACTTGTCATTCCTGCTTCACGAGTAGGTGAATAATATAAACCCGTATGAGTTTTACGAGCATGTCTACCCAGACCTGTACTGCTATCAAACCAAGTTTCATTTACAGCTTTAACTAATTCTCTTGACCAAGTAAAGGGTTCATCTATACCTTGAATTTCCATCAAAATACCAAAGTTGGTCATATTATTTCTATGTTCTTCTCCTTTTTTAGCATGTCCATTGTAGCTAACATCTCCATACGTTTCTTCAACGGCAACATAAGCTGCGTTGTTGTTTGTACAGAATGAACGTAATGATACGCCTTCGTCTTCGAATTTACGATATAATTTGAAATCATAAGATATATCAATTAATTTTTGGAAGTGTTTTTGTGGTGCTTCAAATCGAACACCTATTTGTACTGGTTTTGATTCAGTAGGTAGATCATATTTTTCAGCTAATTGTTTACCAAAATCAATACCTGATTTACCAACACCAAATATAAGTTTATCATATTGTAATACTTTTACTACTTCACTAATAGGGGGGCCTTCATATTTTAACTCATTAAAATCAAAATCAATATCGGTTA